ATAAATCCGGTTGAGTCAAAGCCCACTCTATACATCGCACATACACAACAGTCATCGTAAACATCATGAATCGCGGGAGAAGTTTGTACTCTAAGATTTTAGAAAAAGCTAACTGCATTTAAAACAATCCTTTAAACTTTATCCCACTTAAAGCAGCACCGCCGCCTCGGCTAACTTGCCCCGAACCCGCTTGGCCTTTAGTCGCATTCATTCGCGCAGCTTGTTCACCAGATTTTGGCGAGCCATCTGCTCTTTTTTCGCGCTTTGCTTTTTCTTTCAACAGTTTCATACGCTGTTTGCGATTATACTCGTCATCTATTACATTGCTATCTCTATCATAAGTAGCATCCGGATCATAATCCTCCGGCATATCTTCTATAGCCATCTGTAATGCTTTTTCAATACCCTTTGCACCAACAGAACCTTTTTCGTAACTCTTCATTTTAGCCATATTACTATCCTCTACTCTGTGCGTTAAGTCTCATTCGAGCAATATCTTCAGTAGAATCTATCCGCTCTTGGGCTACCGCATTACTCTGTTGCTGGCGAAGTTGGTCCAGCTGGAGTTTTTGTTGATCTATTTGCTGGTCTGAAACAATCTCTTGTTGTTTCAACGCTAACTCTTGCTTCTTAAGCTCAACCAACGGATCATCGGGCGGGGCAGGGGGCAACTGTTTCTGATACTCAGAAATCAACTGGGCCTGTATTTGCGCTATCATTTTAGCATGTTCTTCAGGGGGCATCTGCGCTTGTTGCGGCTGTTGCTGCATCTGCTGTTGATGGATTACCATAGCTTTCATACCCAAATGGTCGTAAATATGTTTTTCCAACACTAACAACACAGGAGGCTGCATTTTTGCAACCTGACTTTTCATATAAGCCATATGAACTACTATGTGGCTATCATGATCTTGCTCAGGAAACGCCTGTAATTTACCCTGACCACCCGCTACAGCACTCGCTGTTTGGTTTTCTGCCGCAGGATCAGTAGGCTCGGGCTTTGGCTCAACTTTTAATATTTGTTCGATATTATTTACACCCAGAGCTAAATAAACTCGCTGATAAGCCTCATGCAAATTATGCAATTCGGGTGCTGCCTGAGCTAATTTCAACTGTTCTTGGGCTAAAACCACCCTTTGTGACATACTAAAAATGTTAGGATCGCTAATTGGTAAAATATCCACCCTGCCATCGAAGTCTTGCGTCTTAATTTGACTATCTACACCCACATTATACGGGTAAGGCCGTGGATCATCTGCAAATAAACGCCCCAACATCTTTAATTCTAATTTTAAAGAAGCATGTAACCGCTTATGCACCGCACTTACGATACGACTGCCCCGTTCTAACAACGCAATCGTAGTTCCTACAGGCATTTCTTGCTTACCATCGCCAACACCTAAATCCGTATTGCCAATAAACCGATTTGCTGCCTCAACAACAAACCCCATAAGCTGAAATAACGTACCACTCGGCTCTTTATACGGTAAAGGCATTAAAGAAGCCTTTAAATCGCCTCCTGGAACATCAACATCGCGAAATTCTCCGGGTTGTAACGGAGTTCCATCATCAGCGATACGCAAACCACGCGCTTTAAATCCAGCTGGCATATTCGCAAGCGTTCCCGCATCGATTAACTGCCGTAAAGTAGAAGTAGCCGTGCGCGATAAATTTCCTAACAAATGAACTAAACCAAATCCGTAAAACCCAAGTCCCGGAGTAAACTTATATTGCACAAAATGCGGTATCTTACTCTTCTGTGGATCATCTTCACGGAAATTACGCCGAATACTCAATACATCGCTGGTATTTTTACAAACCGTCACAATATATGGTAACTTAATACCTGTTTCTTCACCATCATCAGTAACATCGGGAAACTCAGGCAAATCTAAATAACAATGGCACTCATACAAAGTAAACATTTCATCTGTATCACTAGGGGATTTACCCTCTAATTTATCATACGCATCGATAATATCGCTTGAATCATCACTTGTAGAACCCTTCATATCGATATCTGAGTAAAAACCCGCTACCTGCAATTTGCGAAGCTCATTTTGTGATATCTGTATAGAATGTGTAACACGCTCCGCTGTGCGTAAATCAGTAGCAGTATACGGCACAATCACTTCTTCAGCAGGAATAAACTTACTTACAGGCCGACCTAATGAATCATCATGGTACAACTTCTTAAAAGCACTGCCAGCTAAACCCAAATAATACAACATCTGGTCAAACTCAGGCTCATACTCCTCCATCTCATACATGATTTGGTAATTCATATAATCCTGTACACGCTGAGCTTGCTGCTCTGCCTCCGGCGTAGGAGTACCAACAATATTACCACGCACAGGGCCAGTGCTCGGCAATAACTCTTTATAAGCTCCCGCTTGAAACTGCGTTACAGCTTCATTCAATACAGGATGCACAACACCAGTTGCACCATCAAACGGCTCAGTACGGTCCTCATAACGCATACCAAGCAACTTCAAACCCTTTACATACGTATCACGCCAGTCGGATCTACTATTCTCATCGCTATCGACACTATCCAACACATAAATAGAAACACCCGCTAATTCATCATCATCTATTACATCAGCTAAATTACCAAAAAAATCTACCTCAGTAACAACCTCGGTAGTCTCGCCAAAAACAACTTCCGCACCACCCTCATCATCCTCTATAACTTCCAAATTTAAAAATTCATCTTCTTGCGCGGCTAACTGCTCTTCTTCAGGACTCAAAATATCCATAGGGGCTTGAAGTAAAGATCGATCGATATTGCTCGGGCGAGATTCTATTGCCATTAGTAATAATTCCTTCTCCTAGGGGTCGACTCAACCTCTTCATAATCCTCGGGGTGCTGAATAAAACCACCCTCTCTAAATCTTCGCAAAGCCTGAGTCACCGTATCCACATAATCATCATTCTCACCAGCAGGAAAAGCCGCACACTCCTCAATAACCTCTTCTGCCCATCGCGTATCTGGTGCCCACACTAAACCACTTTCAAACATCGGTGCAATCGAATTCACACGAGTAAACTTATCATTACCTCTGCTAGGACTATAATTCGTCACAGGAATACCCATACTCCGCAACTCCTGCGTCAACGGCATACCACTAGCCTTTGCCTCTATCAACACACACTCCGGATCCCAATACTTATACTCCTCCAACGCTATACGGCGTAACTCAGGAAAATCCCATCTACCTCTACGGGCATCCATTAATATAACATTCGGGGGCGCACCATCATACTCATAAAAAACACCCCACGTTGTTATAGCACTATAATCAGCAGTCTCGCTTTTACTAAACGCCGTATCATAAGACTGCATAACATACTCAATAGCAGGTAACTCCTTATGCTCCCACTTACACCACCACTCACGTTTCAATAACGCAGATAACTCACTCGTCGGGTTCTGCTGCCACTGCGCCTCCCACTTACCTACACTCAAACTACCCTTAACAGCTAATAAATCCTCCTTAGCCCAAAACTCAGGCCAAACAGGTTCATCACTCTCCGGCATCAAAGCAGGGAACTCAACAACCTCCCACTTATCCGCTAACACATCGCGCGCTTGCTGGCGCAACAACTTACCAGTTAAATCGTTCTCCGCCCATCGGGTCATAATAATTACAATCGTACCTCCAGGTTGTAAACGCTGGCGGGGTCCAGACGTATACCACTCATAAGCATGCTCCAAAGCAGTAGGACTCAACGCATCCTGCTCACTATGGGGGTCATCAATAATCAATAAATCCGCACCTCGGCCAGTCACAGCACCACCAACACCCGCAGCAAAATACTCTCCACCCAAACTCGTCTCCCAACGTCCAGCAGCCTGACTATCTGCTCGTAACTCTACTCCCTCAAAAACCTTCACATACTCAGCAGAATTCATCAAATTCCGCACCTTACGTCCAAATCTATAAGCCAACTCAGCAGTATGCGTAGTCTGCATTATCTTAGCTCGGGGGTTTCTACCCATCCACCAACTCGGTAACAAATAACTGCCAAACTCACTCTTCGTATGGCGCGGCGGCATATTCACAATTAAACGCTTCAACTCTCCCATAGCCAAACGGTTAAACTTCTCAGCCATTATCTTATGGTGGCGTCCATTAATAAACTCAGGCCAAACAGCCTGAACATACGTCATAAAATCCTGCTTACCCTCAGCTGCAACACGCATCTCAGCAGCACGCTCCATCAAATGGGCATAACGGCGCAACTTATCATCAGGCAAACCAATCAAATCCACAAAATATCTCCACTCTCAAACAAACATCAATAATTATTTCTACATCGAATAATTTTCAAACACAACGCAATCAAACAAAAACATCAATAAAAGGGGTCAACGAATCATCAATCAATGATTATTAAAAACAAACTACGAAAAATGGCTCAAACATAGTTTACTGACGCAAACTATGGGAAGAGATCTCACAGGGGGGTGGTGGGGGGTGGGGGGTGCTGCACCTGCATTGCCGCGCTGCAATATATATTGCAGCGCGGCGTGCCTATTATTTAGGCGGTGCGGTAACCACCAATTTTACATAGGGCACGCCCCATGTGGGGCTACTTGCGGTGTAACCACCGTTAAGCAATGCCAATAAGCAAATTGGCTTGGCTTTGCTTTGGCCCCCTTTATGTTTTGCGCCAGCATTAAGCGCGGCAAACAATGTGGGGCCACTAAGCATGTGGTTTTGTATTTTTGCACGTACACCGTTTGGCTTGCCATTGTAACCAAATGGTACAGGCTGCAAAGGTGCAGCAGCAACATTTGCAAGTGGTACAATTTTTACATTGTGGGTGTTGCCACCTGCATGCTTATTAATAAAGCTAGTTAATGCAGCCCAATTATGGGTGCCATTAACAATTAGTGGCCCTTGCAAAGTTGGTTGCGTTGGCCCTTGTGTAGTAGTTTTAGCCATTTTATTTTACCCTTTTAAGTTGTATGGCCCCAAAGCGGTGGCCATACACTATTAATGCACTATTTTGGTCAATAACGCAATACTTTTTTTACCCTTTTTATAAATTAATTTACAAGCAGCTCTCCGCTGCAACGCGGCGTAAGTTTATTGTACCGTTGGTAAGTTTACCGTACCGTTGGTAAGTTTACCGTACCGTTGGTAAGTTTACCGTACCGTTGGTAAGTTTACCGTACCGTTGGTAAGTTTACCGTACCGTTGTGCAGTCAACCG